TGTGCCCTCTGGGTAATATCTGTTTCTAATGCCATTTAAACCCTATATATTTGGTTACTATTTTATATTTATCTCAAATGTACCAAGCCACTCACAAAGGAAAATACCGGGTTATTAATCCAGCAAAATATAGAGGGGATATACAGACCGTTACCTATCGATCCTCTTGGGAAGTTAAATTTATGAAGTGGTGCGATACAAATGCATCTGTGTTGGAATGGGGATCTGAAACTGCTATTATACCCTACAAATCTCCTGTTGACAATAAAATACACCGATACTTTGTTGACTTCTATATCATGGTAAAAGATAAGACAGGAGCTATCACCAGATATTTAGTGGAGATTAAGCCAGCGAAATTCACGCAACCCCCTACAATTCCACAACGTAAAACTAAAAGATTCATTCAAGAAGTATTTCAATATGGTGTAAATCAAGCTAAATGGAAAGCTGCTAATGAATTTTGCCTGGATCGTAGCATGCAATTCATAGTTCTTACTGAGAAAGACTTGGGGATATAATGGATAAATATCAATATGGCTACTACCTTAAACCCTTTCTTAAATATTCGATCTCAGGTCGGGGATACGGGTCGCTCTGTTAACTGGTACCAGGAGCAAATTAAAGCCCTGAGTGGAGTTAAACCAAATAATTTAATGAAGAATGTACCTGATTTAGTCAATCAGATTCTTCCAGGAAAGATGTACTTCTTCTTATATGATGCGAAAACTAAAGATACATTACCATACTGGGATAAGTTTCCTTTAGTTCTACCCTTTAAAAAGGTACCAGGGGGATTTTACGGTATTAATTTGCATTACTTACCCTATGTAATTAGATTCAAGGTGCTGGGAGCTCTACACAACCTTGCTATAGATCAAACACAAAGTGAAGATAACAGGCTTAGATTAAGCTGGCAAATTTTAAATAGTTCATCTAAATTTGCACCTGTTACTGCTTGTGTAAAGCATTACTTATATAATCATGTTCAAACGAGATTTTTAAATATAAAATATCCCGACTGGGTTACAGCATCACAGCTGCCTGTCGAACGATTTGTAGGTGCTAATAAAACACAAGTCTGGAAAGAAACAAGGGAAAAATACTAATGGCAAAAGCTAATTTTAGTTTAGATACATTCCGTTCAACAGTACTTAAGTCTAGTCTTGCAAGGACTAATAGGTTCGAAGTAATAATATCTTCACCACCTGGTTTAACTGCCGGTTTGGTTAATCTATATTGTGAACAAGCAAGTCTCCCGGCATTAAACATATCTTCAAAATCCTTTAAAATATTTGGACCAACCTATCAAAGACCAATATATTCTGAATATGGGGGTGAAGGTATGGCTCTTAACTTTCATGTTGATAGAGATATGAGAGTAAAAGAATTCTTTGAAGACTGGATGCATATTATAGTTGATAAGAATAATTTTACCATCGGTTATCAAAAAGATTATGTGACAAGAATAACAATATCTCAATTAGATGAACAAGATGACATAACTCATCAAATTCAACTTATTGACGCTTTTCCTAGGAATATGAATCCTATGGAGCTTAATCATTCTTCTCAAAATCAAACTCATAGACTAAACGTAGTGTTTGCTTACAGATATTGGAAACGCATTACTCTAAATACCCCGGTAGATATACCTGAACAAGAACAGGCACCAGAGGTAGCAAGAGATGATGTTAGAAAACACTATGCGTATTATAATGATAAGAACAAAATAATACCATCAAAAGTACAACAAGACACACCAGAAAATCTTATGGTATATGGTATAAATGGTGTAAGTGCATGATTTTATTATAAAGGAATATTATGGCATTACCAAAATTAACTACACCCACCTATGAATTAGTATTACCCTCTAACGGTAACAAGATTAAGTATAGACCTTTCTTAGTTAGAGAGCATAAAGTGCTTTTAACAATGGCTGAAGCTGATAATAGCGAAGTAGGAAGAATTATTCGAGAACTTGTAGATGTATGTACATTTAATAAGCTCAACATGTTGCAGCTACCGCACTTTGATATTGAATATATCTTTATGAATTTGCGAGCTAAGTCTATTGGGGAAACAGTAGAAGTTACTGTGACCTGCGATTGTGGTGAAAAAATACCTGCTAGTTTTAGTATAGACAGTCTTCAGGTTGAGAAAAAGCCAGAGCACACCAATAAGATTATGATTAATGATAGTATGGGGGTGGAGATGCGCTACCCGGTAATTGATGATGTGGTGGCAGTATTTGCATCTAATGAAACAGATAATGTAATTGAATTAATTACTAATTGTATTAGCGGAATATTCGATACTGATAACTATTGGGAAACAGCAGACCAAACAAAAGAAGAAATAAGTGAATTTGTACTGTCCCTTACCAAGAATCAATTCGATAAAATTGAGCAATTTTTTGTAACTGCACCAAAGATAGTTCAAATTATTGAATGCGATTGCCCAGCGTGCGGTAAACATAATACCTCTAGACTGGAAGGTCTGCATAATTTTTTCGTATAGCCCTTTCTCAAGATAACTTATTAAATTATTTTACTCTTAATTTTTCCCTTATGCAACATCATAACTATAGCTTAACCGAACTAGAAGATATGATGCCTTGGGAAAGGGAAGTATATGTTGCCTTATTGATAGATTATATTAAACAAGAAAATGAAAAATTAAAGATATTAAAGCAGAACGCAAGGAATAATAGATGACAACGCATGTAAAAGAACAAGAAGACTGGATGACCAAAAAGTGGCGACCGGCTATGGGTTGGGTGTATATGGTTACTTGTACCACAGATTTTATTATCTTTCCTGTTCTATGGTCATTGCTTCAGGCGGTTCTTAAGCAACCAGTTACTGCCTGGCAACCAATTACCCTGCAAGGTGCCGGGCTTTATCATCTCGCCATGGGTGCAATTATTGGTGTTGCAGCATTTGGTAGAACCCAAGAGAAAATTGCTGGTGCAAATAGCCCGCTAATACCAGTTAATCAAACTGTATCTACAACTTATAGCACAGTACCTGTTGATGATGATCCTTCTCCTCCTATAACTCAACCTGTTATAAGAAGGCCAATTATTAAACCAAGTATAGACAACTAAAATGGCTACTATCACACCACGTGATGATGATAAGGGGTTTGCTAAGTTCTTACAGCAAATCCAAGCAATAAATGTCAACCTTAAAGAGTCGATTAATAAGGATGAAAGTAAACTCGATCAATTAAATAATATTAAGAAGTCGGCTACTGGTATCAGCAAGGACACAGATTTTAAACCGGTTGTTAAATCTTTAGATAAAATCGATTCAGTTTTAGAAAAATCACTTAAAGAACAAGTTAGTTTAAGAAAAATTATTCTTAAAAATAATACGATTGGTTTTGCTGCTCAAGAAGCCATTGTACCTGCTGCAATTAGAGATAGAAAAGTTAGCCCTGCACCTATAGTTACATCAAAACAATTTAAGAAAACTGTTGAAAAAGTAGTACCTAAGAGACTCGGTCAAGATTATTTAAAGCCGGGTAAGGAAGACAAAGAAGAAGAACCTCTTAGATTTGGCAGACCTAGTGATTTTTTAGAAGGTGCAAAAGAAAGAATTGGTAGTATTAAATCTTTCTTTTCAGGCCCGGTAAATAAAAAAGAAGAAGCTAGAAAAGAAAATAAAAATACGTTTGCTGAAGCATATGCAAGCTCTGCTAAAGGCACACAGGTTCAAAAAGGTAATCAACGACCAAGCAAAGAAAGTTCAATAAAAGCTGGTGAGGATTTATTCGATAAAATAATAAAAAAAGAAGATGAAATAAAAACTTTAGAAGAAAAAATAGCCAAGCAAACAACTGCTGGATTTCAACCTCTAAAGAAAGATCTTAAAGATATAGAAAAATTACAAAAAGATCTAACAGGTATTCATACTGAAGCTGGAATGATACCTGATGAATCTAAGACAGACACTAAACCTAAAGTTGAAACAAGAAAAAAAGTTGTTAAAGAAGCTGCAATTACAGGTATTGAGCCTAGTAAAGATAAAATTAAAACTGAAACAGAAGATATAGCTAAAGAATCTAAGACCGATGTTGAACTGTCTAAACAGCAACTACAAATAACCAAAGATTCTCTAACTCAATTAAAAGCAATTAGAGCAGCGCTTTCTCCTAAGAAAGAAAAGAAAGACAAAGCATCTCCGGGTTCTAAAGAAGTGTCTATTGGTAAGGCAGCAAGCAAAGGTAGCATTACTACTACTGCGGCTAGCCCTGCTATAGATGGAGCCTCAATTTCACCTGCTAATACAAAGTCTACACTTTCAACTAATCCTTTAGCAGCGGCAGCACCAGCTGTTGCAGCTGCAGAAGCACCAGAAGCACCAGAAGCCGGTAAGGGTATTCTTGATGTTGCAAGTCAAGCCCTAGACCTTATACCGGAAGGTGGTAAAAATCCTCCAGGTAAGCCAGCAGGAAAAGCTGCTAAGGGCATTGGCGGCAGAATTCTAGGAGGGCTCGGCAAAGCAGCGAGATTCTTAGGACCTGTAGGTGCAATTGCAGGCGCTGCTTATAGTGGATTTGAAGGGTATAAAAATACTGGTGAAAATTTTGATCTAAAAGAAGGTCAAGAAGCTACTGTAGGACAAAAGGCATCTTCTACCCTAGGTGGTATTGCATCAGGTGCTACTTTTGGATTGTTAGACGAGAAGACTGCTTCCCAAGGTATTCACAAAGCAGGTACTGCAATTGGTAACTTCTTTGGTATGGGTGATAAATCAGCAGCAGTTACTCCTGCCGGTGCAGCGCCCTCAACGGGACAAGCCATGGCTAAAGCTTCTACGGAGAATGCAGATATGACAAGAGATGTTGCAAATCAAGCACCTTCATCGACTTCGGTTGTTTCTACTAATGTATCTAATAATAATACTACTAGTTACGTACCTATGAAGTCTGTCCCCAGGGGGGAGCAAGGGTCTAACCTTGATAGGTATTTAAGTCGAACAGCCGTCTACTAAAAAAAATAGGGCCCAAAAAGAGCCCTATTCTTACTTCTTGTCTTTTTTGACTGAAGCTTTCTTTGCTGCTTTCTTAG